AAGTTGCAAAACGCAACCAACAGAGGAGGTGAAAAAATGGTGAATACAAATAAAATCAAGGGTAGAATGCGTGAACTTGAAATAACACAGGCAGATGTGGCTAAGTGTTTGAATATTGCTCAACCAACTGTAAATCAGAAGATTAACAATATCAGACCGTTCGACTTAGATGAAGCCGAGAAATTTTCTAATCTTCTGGGTATAAATGCTGGTGAGTTCAGCACATATTTTTTTGCTCATTAAGTTGCAAAACGCAACCAACAGAGGAGGTGAAAAAATGGTGAATACAAATAAAATCAAGGGTAGAATGCGTGAACTTGAAATAACACAGGCAGATGTGGCTAAGTGTTTGAATATTGCTCAACCAACTGTAAATCAGAAGATTAACAATATCAGACCGTTCGACTTAGATGAAGCCGAGAAATTTTCTAATCTTCTGGGTATAAATGCTGGTGAGTTCAGCACATATTTTTTTGCTCATTAAGTTGCAAAACGCAACCAACAGAGGAGGTGAAAAAATGTTTATTTCAAAAAAGCGTTACCACGAAATAAAAGAACAGATATCGTCACTTGAGACACGTGTTCGCATTCTTCAAAGTCAGTCGCAAGTAATGACATTCTATTACGGAAAAGTTGATTTTCCGAAATTTGCGGAACTTATAGAACACGATATCAGTGACCTGAAAGCAAGAAAATGACCGGAACTGTGCAGCAACACAGAACCGGTCGGGAGACTAATGTTCGTTAAGATACTTTACAATTTCTTTGCGAAATTCGTTCATTGCATAGAAAGTTTGTCGTGCAAACTCGTTGATATCGTGCTCGGTAATCGGCTCTGTTGAGCCGTCGTGATAATTTGAGCGGATTTCTTCCGAAAAATCATTAAGTATCTTTTCAAGATTAGCATCGAGCTGAGAAACTGTCATAATAATCACCTCCTTTCAAGGTGATTATACCACAGCAAGGAAATAATGTAAAGGAGGTATAAATATGCCGAAAAATGATGATGTAAAAATCGCAACCGAGCTCTATGAGAAGCTCCCGGAACACGAGAAAAAGCTTGCCGCCGCACTGATAAATGCAACAGCGGCACAGCTGCTTGCTATATCAATGGCATACGGTGATAAGGTAAAGGACAAGACAGCGTAAGACACAAGGAAAAAGAGGTACATAATGGCAAGCATTAAGACGCAAGTACGCAACTGGGACTTCTTGCCCGTGATGCTGTCGCAGGAGTATCTTGCGGGGCTTATGGGTATCACGATACCCGAAGTCACAAGGTACTGCAGACTGGGCAAGATACCCGGTGCAAAGAAGGTAGGAAAGTACTGGTTTGTCGAGAAATCAGTGCTAAGGAATTACATGGAGGGTTAAACCAATGGCAAAGAAAATCTACAGCGTAGAGATAGACACTAGCGCCTATGATGCATACGAAATACTCCGTGCAGACACAGTCGGCGAATGCGAAGAGTTCATAAAAAGTCGAGGTCTTCTCGAAGATGAAGATGTCGGCGATGTCAGATTAGCGGTGCTATCCGTGCAGGATGACGGAGAAACAAACCGCGAAAAACTGTACAAATGCGAAAAGTCATGGAAATTTGATGAAAAGCAGAGAGCTGTACCAATCATCGTATATAGCGAGGTGACCGCATGATGAAAAAACAAGTTATCCTGTACATACTCGCAAGAGCAGTACAGGCAATTGTAACGGCTCTTGCGTGCAACATAACAGCTCTGCTGTTTATGGATGTGGCATATCAAGAGCGTGGATACCTCGCGGTCGGCGGCGAAATGCTCCCTGTTGCAATAGTCGCTGTTGCGGTCTGGTACGGGCTGGGATGGCTGATGCGAGAGTGGTATAGGGATATGATAGGAGGCGGACACGATGACAGATCTTGAGCAAATCGCCAAAGAAGCCACCGATCACGGCATGAGCTACGGCAAGTATGTTGCCTGGAAGGCGAGAGCCACAATTGAGCAACAGCAAAACTACCGCCGGGCAAGGCAGGTGGCGGAGATACAGAGAAAGAGGGGAAAGAAGAAATGAAGTACAAGGTAACAGCTACGTTTGATGCAATAAACGAGGCAATGGCGCTTGTCAATGCTCTTGTCGGTGTTGTCGATGAGGTTGAGATGATTGACGAGGAGGACGAAGACGATGTATAAATGCGAACGTTGCGACTGGACAGGCTCGGCATCAGAGCTTGGACACTACACCGAGTATCGTGGCGAGTGTCACGGCGCACCTGCGTGGGAAACATTACCGTGTTGTCCGGAGTGCGGATATGATGTTGAGGATATCGAAGAAGAGTAAAAAAAGAGCTCCCCGAAGGGAGCAAAACAAATATTTGTGCAAGACCAGTATAACACTGGCAAAGGAAAAAGTCAATGGATATCAAAGAAAAACTTACAGCCGAGCTGACAGACGCAAAGCTTGGTAGATACGAAACAGGAGTAAAAAGCGATGTGTTAAGAACGTTATGCAAGTTCTGCGAGCAGAACGCAGAGTTTAAGCAGGCCATAGAGCAGTCGGACAAGTCCTTTGCCGACTGCCTCAAAGCAACGGTCAGGGGCGTATCAGGTTTAAGCCTTGAGGACCTTGAGGTTTACAAGAGGGCAGTAGCGTTTTACTTTCCGACCGCCGACATAAAATGCACGATGACGCTTGATCTCGGCGATAACGGATTCAACAACAACGAAACGTCCACAGAAGCAGACAGCGGCAAGTTACAGCTTGACCTTGACAGTCTACTTGACTTTTGAGGTAAAGGCTATGAAAAAAGAGCGAAAAGAAGGACTGCTGGGCTGCTTCCCGCCTGCCACGTCTGCACAGATAGAGAAGATGAAAGACAAAGGTGCGGCAAACTACATTGTATTCCTCACAAGAGGGGCGGAATTGTTTGCACGAGGATATCATCGGTACTCAAACGGTCAGCTGGTGGAGCGACAGCGGTATGTGTTTGCAAAGGACGGCGCCGTGAGATACGGCAGTGAAAATGGCAAGCAGTGGAGTATCCGCTCAGAGTTTCGTGAGCCGGTCTTCTGCTTGACTTCATACGGGTATACATTTGACAATTCATATAAAATCCTCGGCGAAGAAGCAATCCGTCAATCAGATATGCGATACAGTCAGTACGAAAAGTACACGGGAAATTTGCTGATGTGCTACCTGAATAAATACTGCCAGCACCCGAATATCGAGTATCTGATGAAGCAGGGCTTTGATCCGACGACAGAGTATTGCACGGGATATTGGAGCGGAAGATACGTTTTAGAGCTATCAAAAACGATAAATTGGAAGAGCAACAACTTACTGCAAATGCTCGGCATTACGAAATCAGAACTGAAGGTGCTTAGAGGCAACGAGCGTTTATATGAAACGTACATTTCGTGGCGGAACGAGTTTCCAAAAGTAAGTCCGGGCGACTTGATCAACTTTGCAAAGGTATTCGGAGACGCACACGGTACGATGGCAACGTTCGTTGAGCAGACCGGTGCAACACCGCAAAGAATAACAAGGTATATCGAAGAAAACGGCATATCTACAAGGGATTACTACGATTACCTTGAACAGTGCAAGCGGCTGAAATACAACACTACAGACACTGCAATATGCTTCCCACATAATTTTGAAGCAATGCACGAAAGACTGTCAGCAACTATCGAGTATCAGCACGATAAAGCGGTAAGAGCGGAGTTTGCAAAGCATATCGAGGAACGCAAACAGCTTGAGTTTTCTGACGGTAATCTGATGATAATACAGCCAAAGCAACTATCCGATATTGCGTATGAGGGCAAGTCTTTAAGCCACTGTGTCGGCGGATATGCCGAAAGGCATGCAAAAGGCGCTCTGAGTATAATGTTCATCCGTAAAAAATCCGAGCCGGACAAGCCGTACTATACAATGGAAGTCTCAGCGGACGGAAAAATCGTACAGGTCAGAGGAAAAAGAAACATAGCACCGGACGAGGACGTAGATGCACTGATCAAAGATTACAAGACACATCTTGAAAAGATTTTCAGCGATAAAAGGAGGAAAACAGCATGACCGAACAGCTAACACTGTATCAGCAGGCTCAGGCGGTGCATCAGGATCTGATGATTCAGGAACAGGTTGCAGCTCAGTCTTTAACGCAGATTGCCATAGACCTTAAAGAAATCAGAGATAGGCGGCTTTATGCAGAACTCGGATATTCCGATTTTTCCGAATACTGCGAAAACGCCACAAAGACGGGAAAAAGACAGGCTTATAATCTTATATCACTTGTTGAACAGTACAAGATAGATGATCTTTCCAGACTTGCGTATCTCGGCAGTACCAAACTGATAGCTCTTAAATCTCTCGGCAAAGATGAGCGAGAGGAACTTATAGAGAGCGGTAAAGCCGAAGAGATGTCAGTGAGAGAGCTTAAGGAAAAGATAAAGGAGCTTACCGATAAAAACGAACAATTACGCTTTGAGTTTACATCAGTAACTGACAGTGACAAGGATAAAGACAGCAGAATCAATTCGTTACAAGCACGGCTTGACAATACAGGAAATGCTATGCGGCGAACCGCAGAAGAAAATAAAAAGCTGAAGTTACAAATAGCTGAACTTGAAAAGCGTCCTGTCGAGGTGGCAGTTGCCGAACCCTCAGCGGAGGATATTGCAAAAATAAGAGCAGAAGCCGAAGCTGCCGCAAGAGCGGAATACGATAAAAAGCTTGCTGATGAAAAGAAAAAAGTGCAATCGATTGCACACGAAGAAGCAAGTGGTAACGGTAAAGAAATCTTCAAGATTCATCTGAAAAATATACAGCGTGAATTCAATGAAGCGTTAGAGCTTGTAAGCAATGCGTCAGAAAATGAACGCAGCAGTTATATAAAGGCTTTCCGTTCCGCTCTGAATGCGTGCGGGGATTTGATTGCTAAGTTATAAGGAGGAAAAACCAAATGTCAGTAAAAATCAGCTCACTTGAAATTGAAAATGTCAAGCGAGTAAAAGCGGTACAGTTAACGCCTGCCGAGAACGGTCTTATGATAATCGGCGGTAAGAACAATCAGGGCAAGACATCGGTACTTGACGCTATCGCATGGGCACTCGGCGGTGACAGGCTGAAACCGTCACAGGCTGTGCGGGAAGGCTCTGTGATTCCGCCCCACATGGAAGTTACGCTCAGCAACGGTATAAAGGTAGTCAGGAGCGGCAATAACAGTACGCTCAAGGTTGTTGATCCGGACGGCAACAAGGGCGGTCAGCAGCTGCTCAACGAATTCGTAGAACAGTTTGCGCTTGATCTTCCTAAGTTTCTCGACCGGTCGAGCAAGGAAAAGGCGGATACTCTCCTCAGAATAATCGGTGTAGGCGATAAGCTGTACGAACTTGAAACCGAAGAACAGAAGCTGTACAATCAGCGTCACACTATCGGTCAGATAGCGGATCAGAAGAAGAAACACGCTAAGGAAATGCCGGTATTCGCAGATGCTCCGAAAGAGTTTGTGTCTGCAACCGAGCTTATCAGACAGCAGCAGGATATTCTTGCAAGAAACGGCGAGAATCAACGTAAAAGACAACTCAGAGAACAGTACGACAGAGAACTTGAGTTGGCTCGGAAGGCATACGAAGAAGCACAGGCAAGACTTGAAACGGCAACGGCAAACGCAGAAACCGCACATCGTGACGCTGAAGACCTTGCAGACGAGAGCACGGCAGAGCTTGAACAGAGTATAGCAGACATTGAGCAGATAAACGCAAAGGTCCGTGCAAATCTTGACCGTGAAAAAGCTGAACTTGACGCTGAAGCGTATAAAACTCAGTATATACAGCTTACCGAAGAAATGCAGTCTGTCAGAAAAGCTAAAACAGATCTTCTTGACGGTGCAGACTTACCGCTTGAGGGCTTGTCGGTAGATAACGGCGAGCTTACATACAACGGTTTTAAATGGGATAATATGTCCGGTTCGGAACAACTCAAGGTTGCGACCGCAATTGTCCGCAAGCTCAATCCTAATTGCGGATTTGTGCTTATAGACAAGCTGGAACAGATGGATACCGATACGCTGAACGACTTTGGCAGATGGCTTGAAAGCGAGGGCTTACAGGCAATCGCCACAAGAGTAAGCACGGGTGACGAGTGCAGTATCATAATCGAGGACGGCTATTCAAAGCCGGTTGAAAAGAAAGAAACTACAACATGGAGGGCAGGTACATTTTGATGAGTACAACAATGAACATCACTAAAGGCAGAATCGAAACCGCCAAGAAGGTGGTTATATACGGCCCTGAGGGAATAGGCAAGTCAACATTTGCATCGCAGTTTCCCGATCCGTTATTCATCGACACCGAAGGCAGTACAAAGGAAATGGACGTTGCCCGTTTTGATAAACCGACATCGTGGGAGCTGCTTAAGAGTCAGATTGAGTATGTCAAGCTCAATAAGCCTTGTGCCACGCTTATAATTGATACGATAGACTGGGCGGAACAGCTTTGCATCAAGTCTATCTGCGATAAGTACGACAAAAAGGGCATCGAGGATTTCGGCTATGGCAACGGTTATGTGTACGAAAAGGAAGAGTTCGGCAGATTCCTTAATCTGCTTGAAGATGTTATCGAAGCCGGAGTTAACGTTGTACTCACAGCTCACGCTATTCTCAGAAAGTTTGAACAGCCCGATGAACTCGGAAGTTATGATCGCTGGGAGCTGAAGCTCGGCAAAAAGACAACCAATCTTATATCTCCTCTTGTTAAAGAATGGGCTGATATGGTGCTTTTCGCAAACTACAAGACTATTTCGGTAGCGGTAGACAAGGACGGCAAAAAGCATAAGGCGCAGGGCGGCAGACGCATAATGTACACGTCACATCATCCCTGCTGGGACGCAAAGAACCGTTACGGTTTGCCGGAAGAAATTCCGATGGAGTACGGGCAGATAAAGCACATTATCGAAAGAAATGTTGCCGCACAGCCTGCCGCTACCGTTCAGACTGCACCTGTTGCAAAAGTGGCAGCTGCAGAAAACGCAACAACCGTCACGAATGATAATATAACGCCGGCTTCTGCTCCGGCAATAACACAGGAAAGCTCAGGCATACCCAAAGCTCTTGCGGACCTTATGACAGCAAACAGCATAACGGAAGAGCAGATAAGAGCGGCAGTAGCAAGCAAGGGCTACTTCCCTGTCGATATGCCGATAAAGGACTATCCCAAGGAATTTATCGAGGGTGTGCTTATCGGGGCATGGGAGCAGGTAAAAGCAATGATAACGGAAATGCTTATGACAGACTATGAGAACGAGGCTTACCCGTTCTGATAAACGAAAGGAGAAATAACCTATGAGTGAATTTGAAAAAGAATTAGGCTGGGACGACGTAATTGAGAAAGAAAGCGATTTTACGCTTCTTCCCGCAGGTGACTACGACTTTACGATAACAGGCTTCGAGCGTGCAAGATATGAGGGTGGCGAAAAACTGCCGCCTTGCAACAAGGCTGTAGTATCTATTCATATAGACGCTCCGGAAGGCTCAACTACAATTCAACATAATCTGTTTTTGCACAGCAAGTGCGAGGGTATGCTTTCGGCATTCTTTATCGGCATAGGTCAGAAGAAACACGGCGAACCGCTTCGCATGAACTGGAACAACGTCATCGGTGCCAAAGGTCGTTGCAAGGTGTACATAGATACTTGGAAGAACAAGAACGGCGAAGAAATGCAGTCTAACAGAATAAAAAAATTCTATGAGCCGTCACCTGCACAGACTGTTTCTCAGGCACCTGCAAGCTCTCAGGCGGGTGTATTTACACCGGGTAAATTCTGATGGAATTAAGACCGTATCAGAAAGAAGCCAAAACAGCGGTACTTTCACAGTGGGAGCAGGGCAATTCAAAAACCCTGCTCGTACTGCCTACGGGTTGCGGTAAAACGATAGTTTTTGCAAAAATCGCAGAAGACCGTGTCCGCAACGGCGAAAGGGTACTTATACTTGCACACAGGGGCGAACTGCTTGAACAGGCGGCAGACAAGATACTGAATGCCTGCGGGCTTGGCTGTGCTGTAGAAAAGGCGGAAGAAAGCTGTATAGGCTCATGGTATCGTATAACGGTAGGCTCTGTACAGTCGCTTATGAGAGAAAAGCGACTTGCACAATTTTCAAAAGACTATTTCAATACGATAATAATTGATGAAGCGCATCATTCCATTTCGGACAGCTATCAGAAGATACTCGGATATTTTGATGAAGCAAAGGTACTCGGAGTTACGGCAACACCGGACAGAGGAGATATGAAAAATCTCGGACAGGTATTCGACAGCCTGGCGTATGAATATACTTTGCCGAGAGCTATAAAAGAAGGGTATCTGTCACCGATAAAGGCACTCACCATTCCTCTGAAACTCGATCTGACAGGTGTCGGTACTCAGGCAGGAGATTATAAGGCGAGTGACATTGACACGGCTCTTGACCCTTATCTGTATCAGATAGCGGATGAAATGCTGAAATATTGCAAGGAACGTAAAACGGTAGTATTTCTGCCGCTTATAAAAACGAGTCAGAAATTCTGCAAGATACTTAACGAAAAAGGCTTCCGCTCGGCAGAAGTCAACGGAAACAGCATTGACAGAGGTACTGTTCTTGCTGATTTCGATAGCGGTAAATATAATGTGCTGTGTAATTCAATGCTTCTGACGGAAGGCTGGGACTGTCCAAGCATAGATTGCGTAATAGTTCTCAGACCTACTAAGGTAAGAGGGCTGTACTGTCAGATGGTCGGCAGAGGAACAAGGCTTTGTGAGGGTAAGAAAGATCTGTTGCTGCTTGACTTTTTGTGGCACACAGAAAGGCACGAGCTGTGCCGTCCTGCACATCTGATATGTGAAAGCCCTGAAGTTGCCGAAAAGATGACCGAAAATATTGCGGCGGCAGGTATGCCTGTTGATATTGAACAGGCAGAAGAAAAGGCAAAAGAAGATGTAGTTACTCAGCGTGAGGAAGCGCTTGCAAAACAGCTTGCGGAAATGAAAAAACGAAAGAGAAAACTTGTAGATCCTCTCCAGTATGAAATGAGCATTCAGGCGGAAGACTTATCTTCCTATGTTCCGGCATTCGGCTGGGAGTGTTCTCCTCCGTCGGACAAGCAGAAAACAACGCTCGAAAAGCTCGGTATATTCCCCGATGAGATTGACAACGCCGGTAAAGCTCAGCTTTTGCTGGACAGGCTCGGCAAACGGCGCACTCTCGGACTTACAACACCGAAGCAGATACGTTTTCTCGAAAGCAGGGGCTTTAAGCACGTCGGCACATGGCAGTTTGAAAGTGCAAGAAATCTGATTGACAGAATAGCGGCTAACAATTGGCACGTTCCGAACGGAATAGATCCTGCAAGCTATGAACCGAAGGTGGTGAATAATTCAGATGTCGGAATTTGATTTTGATCTTAACGAAGCACTTAAATATATAAGCCCGTCAGACCTTTCCTATCAGGAATGGGTGAATGTCGGTATGGCACTCAAAGAAGAGGGCTATTCCGTTACCGTATGGGATAACTGGTCGGCAAATGACAACAGATACCATAAAGGCGAATGTGAAAAGAAATGGGAGAGCTTCAACGGCTCTTCCTCGCCTGTCACGGGCGCTACCATAGTTCAGATGGCTAAGGACAGAGGAATGATGTTCGGCACGGGAGAAGACCGTGAGCTTGACTGGGACGATGAAATATCATACGAACATCACGATGAACACGTTGTTGTAAACAAAAACTGGATAGAGGGCAAAGAAATAAACGCTCCGACAGACTGGCAGCCTCACAGAGAAATAATCAGATACCTTGAAGCATTATTCGAGCAGAGCGAAAATGTCGGATATGTTGTGCAAAGCTACGAAAAAGACGGTAAATTCATCCCTGCCAACAAGGGCTATTATGACCGCACGGCAGGTCAGCTTATCGAATCATTGTCGCAGTGTGACGGCGATATAGGTTCTGTTCTCGGTGATTACAACACGCAGGCGGGGGCGTGGATACGTTTCAACCCTCTTGACGGTAAAGGCGTTAAAAACGAAAACGTAACCGAATACAGATATGCGCTTGTCGAAAGCGACAATGTAGATATAGAAAAACAGCACGCAATCATCTGCGAGCTCGAACTGCCAGTAGCTGTACTTGTATACAGCGGAAAGAAATCGCTGCACGCTATTGTAAAGGTAGATGCCGCAAATTACGATGAATACCGTAAACGTGTAGATTTTCTGTATCAGATATGTCAGAAAAACGGACTGTCACCCGATACGCAGAATCGTAATCCGTCAAGATTATCACGTCTTCCCGGTGTTCAGCGTGGTGAAAACAGGCAGTACATAGTTGACACTAATATCGGTAAATCGGGCTGGAATGAATGGAGAGAATGGATAGAAAGCGTAAATGACGATCTACCTGATACGGAAAATTTAGCGGATGTATGGGACAATATGCCGGAGCTTGCACCGCCGCTTATTGAAGGCGTGCTCAGACAGGGTCACAAAATGCTTATCGCAGGGCCGTCAAAGGCGGGCAAATCCTACGCACTTATCGAGATGTGCATTGCGATAGCCGAGGGAGCAAATTGGCTGGGCTGGCAATGCGCAAAAGGCAAAGTAATGTACGTAAATTTGGAGCTTGATGATGCAAGTTGCAAGCACCGTTTCAAAGATGTTTACACGGCGATGGGGTTAAAACCTGATAACTTCGGGAATATAGACATCTGGAATTTGCGTGGACACAGTGTGCCTATGGACAAGCTCGCACCGAAACTTATCCGCCGTGCGAGCAAGAAGAACTATATCGCCATTATCATAGACCCGATTTATAAGGTTATTACCGGTGACGAGAACAGTGCCGATCAGATGGCGCATTTCTGCAATCAGTTTGATAAGGTATGCACGGAGCTTGGCTGTGCGGTTATATACTGCCATCACCATTCCAAAGGTGCACAGGGCGGTAAGCGTTCAATGGACAGAGCCTCGGGTTCGGGTGTATTCGCAAGAGATCCCGATGCACTGCTTGACCTTACGGAGCTGGAGCTTACCGACAGCATAATAAAGCACGAAAAAGACAAGATGACCTGCAAGATATGCTATGACCAGCTGAAGAAATGCGGACACGAAGACGATGTTTCACAGGATGATATATGCAGTGCAAAGCAGATGCGTGAAGCGCTCAGAAACGCTGTGCCAGACGCAGATTATAAGCATGTGTGTGATTTCATTACCAAGTGTGAAAAACGCACAGAGAGCCGTACAGCGTGGCGTATAGAAGGCACGCTCCGAGAGTTCCCGAAGTTCCCGCCGGTGAACGTTTGGTTTGATTATCCCGTTCATCGTATAGACAAGACCGACGTATTAAAAGACATACAGCCCGATGACGGCAGAGCAGTAGGCTGGCAGAAGAATTTCAGCAAGAAAAAGACCGAAAAGGAACGTAAGGACGAGCGTAAAGAATCGCTCGAAACGGCATTTGATGCTTGCATGATTGACGGCAAGGTTACTTTATCCGGTATGGCCGAGTATATGGGCGTGACCGAAAAGACGGTCCGAAACCGTATAAAAGAGCACGGCGGTTTCTGGATTGACGATAACGAGGTAGGGAAAAAGTCGAAGTGAAAACTTTCACTGCGAGGGAAAATCTCGGTGATTTTCATTTTCACTGACAGGGAAAATGTCGAGAAAATTTCTTTCACTGTCAGTGAAAAAGTCGAGAATTTTCACTTTCCCTACAGAGTGAAAAAGTCGGTGAATTATCGAGATTTTCACTGTCAGGGAAAATCTATTATTATAAACAATACTTTCTGTCGGGGCAGAGGTAGCCCGACAGAAAGTATTTTGAATAATGACGCACACGAGGAGGTGCAAACTTAAATGGCAAAAACAAGCAAAGCAAGACAAGCTATAATCGAGGCAGCTAAAAAAATGCCGCCGCTGTTTCACAAGATTCCCGGTGAGGATTTTGATTACAGAAAAGCAAGGACACTCTGGTGGCTCGTCAAACAGCCGGAAGTTCTTAAGTATGTCTGGGATATAGTCAAACAGTCGGGCGCAGTGATATATGACGGCACAACTCGCCAATGGCACGGTGTAGATTTTGAGGAGGTCGATGATGAAGACTGAATTTTTTATGCCGATGATACCGCCTACGGTAACGGCGCAGGAACACAAAGTAACGGTTTCTCACGGCAAGCCGATATTCTATGATCCGCCCGAAGTCAGATCAGCGAAGGCTAAACTGACAGCGTACCTTTCTCAGCATAAACCCGACAAGCCTTATAAAAAGGGCGTAAGGCTGACGGTAAAGTGGCTGTTCCCGAAAGAACAGCACAAAGACGGAGAGTATCGTATAACGAAGCCAGATACCGACAATCTTCAGAAAATGCTGAAGGACTGCATGACTGTTTGCGGTTTTTGGACTGACGATGCGCTTGTCGCAAGCGAGATATGCGAAAAGTTCTGGGCGGCAAATCCCGGAATATATATCAAGGTCGAGGTGCTGAAATGACGATAGACGAAGTTCAGCAGGCTATGGTAAGCGGTCAGACCGTAAGGCATACACACGGAGGAATAACTGCCGAATACACAATAAGCGGTGTTATATCCCGTTACAGCAAGATAAGAGGCTGGTATTATGTGCTTGAGCTTAAAGACAGAAAAGCGGATAGCTTGTCTGTCGTGAATATGGAGGAGGTTGAAAAATGATTAAACATTACTGCGAGATATGCGGTGAAGAGATCGCAGGGATACGAGTTATGGAGGTGTGAAAATGGCTGAAAAAAAGATACTTGATGTTACCTGCGGAAGTCGTTCGATTTGGTTTAACAAGCATCATCCAAACGCTATTTATTGCGATAAACGCATAGCCGACGAAAGCGGAGTATGGAAAAGCGGCGACATACTCTCCGAAAGACACTTCGTTGTCAAGCCTGATATACAATGCGACTTTACAGACCTGCCGTTCGATGATAACAGTTTTTCACTCGTTGTTTTTGACCCTCCGCACCTTATGAAAGCAGGAGAAACTGCATGGCTTGTGAAAAAATACGGTCGTCTTGACGACGAGTGGCCGAAGATGCTGCATGACGGTTTTAATGAATGTAAGAGAGTATTAAAGCCCGATGGTGTGCTGATTTTTAAATGGAGTGAGTTTGATATACCAGCCGAAAAGGTATGGAAAGCAATCGGACAGAAGCCTTTGTTCGGCCATCATTCCGGTAAAAATAGCAAAACCTTTTGGGCGTGTTTTATGAAAGGGGGTAGATTAATGGCAATGCGTGTGTATCTATGGGCAGTCGGTTATGAAATGGCTTATACACAGCTGGAATGTGCAAGAGAGAAAGGAGGCAAACAATGACTAAACGCAAACCCGCAACGGAAACCTGCTTGTTCTGTGGGCGTAAAATTCCTGACAAAAGCAACGCAGACACAATCAGAGAGTTTGTCTGCCGTTTTCAGCAGACGGCAAGTGAATCGACAACGACATTACTTGGCAATCGCATTGTAACTTACAGAATATCGCCAGAGGAGCTTGAGGAACTTATGGATAATATGATATCGGAGGTAATTGGAGAAGATAGCATGATGAAAGCTTGGTTTGCAAAAGAAACTGTTAATTTTAGGGCAACAGTCGTCTTTGCTGAAACACGAGGCAAAGCAAAATCAGCCGCATTAATTACCGATTGCTGTGAAGGTGCAAATTTCTGCGATATTGAAGTAAGACGAGTACCGCAAATGGACAAGTATTACGTCGAAGGTAAAACAGAAATGGACTGGTCAGATCCGAAAGACAGAGTTGCTTTAGTAAAAGAGTGCGGTTTTTGTTGTAGACATCCGATAGCAGAAGATTGCAAAGACTGTTCTGCAAAAGATTTTTGTGATGAGACTATCACGACAAAGGAGGCACTATGAAAGTAATAACGCTAATACTCGCTGATGAATGTGATGAGGTTGTGTCTTTAACAACCTTCGGAACTTGCAAAGAAGATGGCAAGCCAAAGATAACGACAGCAGCATTTTCTGTTAAAAACGGAGATGTGGTACGCTTTCCTGAAGATATATCGATAATGACAGCCGAACAATTGTGCAAGCATGGATAAGGAGGAGTAAATGACCGCTAAAGAATACCTATCACGCTATCACCTTATCAACATACGCATAAATCAAAAGATAGATCAGCAACGACAGCTTCGGGAGCTCGCTACCAACATATCGCCGTCATCGGGTGGTGGACACAGCAGCGGGGTATCAGACAAGGTGGGTATGGCTGTTGCAAAAATTGCAACACTAGAGCAGGAAATAAACGCAGAGATAGATGAGCTTATCCGTGTGAAAGCTGAGATAGAGCGCACTGTCTCTGCGGTATCTGATGAGCAGTTAAGGCTGATACTGATAGCACGGTACATAAACTGTAAGACATTTGAGTATATTGCCTGTGAGATGCACTACTCGTATAAGCAGATATGCCGACTTCACGGTAAAGCACTTCTGAGAGTGCAAGATGTCCTTGAATGTCCTATTGCATCTGTGATATGATTACGATAGAAAAGAAGCGAAAGCGTAGTGACCGAGGAGCGGCTAATAAGCCGCCAGGTCACCTTTTCTGTCAATTATGCGTACAAGAGTATCCATTGGACCTCCTTTTTCTTAGTCGAGCCGTCCGCTCTTCTGATTCTTTCGTGCGGACGGTGAGAATATTTCAAGCGCTCTGTATTTCAGGGTGCTTTTTCTATATCCGGAGAACGTTATGAGAATAATAGAATATCGGTCGTTTGACTACAGTTTTATCAAAACCGTATATGTTTATCACAGAGATGAGGTTGACAATTCAGGTGAGAGTGGTATAATATCAGAAAAGAGATATAACAAGAATCATGACAGCAAGGGGCGCTTTGCAAGCAGTAGCGGTGCTTCGCTCAAAATGAGCAAAGCGGAAATCAAGAAAGTGTCAAGTGAGATCAGCACGAATTACAGAAAATATGCAGGGAAGAAAAAGTGTGTTCATTATTCCTTGTGGCATGATGAGTATTATCAGTATCGATTTATAAACAACGGGTTTGCTGATTATGTATTTTTCAAGAAGGAGAAATCATAACTATGGAAGAATTAAAAGTGCTTTTAGAAAACGTCAGCGATTCATACTATGATTTTGTACGAGCTATGTTGCAAAGTGCAAAAGAGCATTATGACAGGATAGATGAAATTATCGCATATATCAAGGATAATCCCGAAGCCGATACATCTGATATTTTGGGTTGGGATTCGGAAACTTTCGACGGGATCAATTTCGATAACCCGGTAAGTATAGTTGATGAAGATGACAACGAAGACGAATAACTCAAGCACTCTTAACAGGGTGCTTTTCTTATATCTTAAATTTATGTTAAAAGCATGTTCAAGATGTGGCAAGATCCACAAGCCCGGAGAATGCACAGCCGGGATAAAGTATACACAGAAGATACGGGACAGCGAAGCCGATAGGTTTCGTAACCGCAAGATATGGCGCAGAAAAGCCGATGAAATACTTGAGCGTGACGGTCACTGCTGCAGGGTGTGCCTGTCGGCAGGTATTATCAACAGCACGGACCTGTCTGTGCATCATATTGTACCGCTAAAGGTCGATTATGACCGCAGGCTTGATAACGATAACCTTATAACGCTGTGCCGTTATCATCACGAGGCGGCTGAGCGTGGGCATATCAGCAGGCAGGAACTGGCAACTATGACTTGTACCGTCGATTTTTCGTACCACAACATATAGTGGTACAATACTATACGCCACAATATATAGTGTACCCCCTACCCTTTCGATTTTTGAGGGGTCCCGGTCTGACATCTGACCGCCACCTCTTTACACGATATATTCCCAATATGACTTTTGAAAGGAGGTCTGAGTATGCCGAGAGGAGCAAAAACGATCGATAACTGTGCAGGACACAGGACAAAGAAAGAAAAGGAAAGCCGTAAAAATGCGGAGCTGGGACAGCTTACCGGAAAGAAGCTAACAGAGTTTAAGCAGGTGCGAGAGAACGAAACGGCACATAAAGAATTTCAACGTATTCAGAAGCTGCTTAAAGTTGTCGGAAAAGACGACGCCCTTTATTCGGCAGGGATCAACCGCTATTGTGAGCTTGTATCGGAAATCGAGCAAGTGAAAACGGATATGCTTGTGATACGGCAGACCGCCGATAAATTGAACGCCGCATTTGAAGAACAGCAGGACAAGGAAGAGCTTGACAGCGGTGAAATAATCAAGTTTACAAAGGCATACACAAGCCTTATCACACAGTCGATGAAATGCGACGACAAAATCATGACGAAAAGAAAAATGATGAGCGACATTGAAAAGGAAAACGGTTGGACGGTGCTTTCCGCTATCAGAGCAATACCGAAGCAGGCGGAAAAGTCCGAAGATGACGCTTTGATGAAGATATTACAGGGAGGTGAGAATAATGGGGCTGTTTGATAAGATATTCAGGCGTGACACTGAAGGCACTGATATTGAAGTGGCTTTCGGACTAAAGCAGATAAGCAATATAACGAGAGAACAGGCGCTTGAGATCCCTGCGGTTTCAGCGGCTGTTAATTTTATAGCCGGCACAATAGCAAGCCTGCCAATAAGGCTGTATAACAGCAACGATGAAGTTCAGACGGCGGTAGAAATCACTGAGGATAACCGTCTGTATCTGCTGAACGAAGAATCGGGTGATACTCTGAACCCGACAGAAATAAAGCGTGCGGTTATCCGTGATATGCTTCTTGACGGAACGGGATATATGCACATAGAGCGGAGCGGAAACGAGGTATCGGCTCTCAGATATGTCCGTGACAGTGCTGTAAGCGTGGAGAAAAATTCGGATGCAATCTATAAGACGCTCCGTATGCTCGTTGACGGCAGAGGGTACAACCCTTGGGATTTTGTCATTCTCAGCCGTAACAGCGTTGACGGCGGAAAGGGAGTAAGCATACTTGCCGAGAATCCCACGCTCTTGACATCAAGCTATATGCTTTTACAGCTTGAAAAGGCGATGAGCCGCAGAGGCGGTAACAAGAAGGGCTTTCTGCGCACAGAGCACAGAGTAGACGAGCCAGCGATGCAGGCTATCCGTGAGGCGTGGAAAAAGCTGTACAGCAACAACGGTGACGGTATGATGATACTGCAGAACGGGCTCGACTTCAAGGAAAGCAGCTCCACCGCCGTTGAAATGCAGTTAAACCAGAACAAGGTGACAAATGCAGAGCAGATAGCAATGCTGTTTGGATTATCTCCCGATGTGCTGTCGGGCAGAGCTGATGACAGAACGTACATAAACAGCATAAGAACAGCCGTATTACCTGTCGTTTCTGCGTTTGAAATGGCGCTCAACAGGGCGTTATTGCTTGAAAAAGAGAAGCATAGCAAGTATTTTATCATAGACACTTCCGAGCTTCTGAAAGCGGATATTCTGACACGCTATCAGGCATATCAGATAGGCCTTGCGGCGAATTTCTTACAGCCTGACGAGATACGCTTCAAGGAAAACCTTGCGCCGCTCGGACTTGACTTTATCAAGCTTGGCCTTAACGATGTGCTTTACGACCCTAAGACAAAGCAGATATACACGCCGAATACCGACAGCCACGCTAAAATTGATGATGCAGGCTTGCAAAGCGGCGATGAGGGTGATATAATATCAGAAAAGAGATACAACGATAAGCACGATGAAAAAGGGCGGTTTGCAAGTAAGGGCGGCGGTGCGATCAAATCCATTACGGTAAGCGAGGACGGCACGGTAACAACGGTTTACAAGCTACAGGCTAAAACAAAATATGCACCGTCATCGCAGAGAAATCAAAGCGGTATACAGGTAAAGCCAAAGACTTATGCAAAGCTGTGCGGAGAGTTTAATACGAAGTATCCGGGAAGTAGAAAAGGATTTCAAGGTACGGTTTTTAAAGGAAAATATCAGTACTTGGCAACTTCAGACGGAGAAGGCGGAGTGATTATAAGCCGTAAAATTAAATTGTGATAGGAGAATTTGAGTATGACAAAACGACAATTTGAAAAGTATAATACGGCATATCAAAGTCTTTTAAAACAGCGGTATATAGAAAAAATACCTGAAAACAATGACACCGATGACAACTATGATCTGTTTAGTAAATTTCTGTTTGTCTTAGTTGCTCCCGAACAATATGAAGTAGAGCCTTTAATGCTGGAATATGTGAAGAATCACGAAGACGCAACTGTGGAAGAATTGCTGTCTTACTTTGACAATATCGCTCCTCCCGGCTTACCTCCCTGCGCTTCTGAGTGGGAAGATGACGAGGATGAAGAATGAAATTGAATATGATGACCGCCCTTGTTAAGAGCGGTTTTCTTATACCCGTGTGCAATCGATTGCACAAAACTTAATAATTTTACCGTTCCGAAAGGAGCGGTATTTTTATACCCACAACACAGAAAGGAGTGATAAAAATGAAAATCGAAATACGTTCCGCTGATCTTATGCACATCAGTGGATATGTAAATGCCGTAGAGCGTGACAGCAAGCAGCTGCCTGCGTCAATGGCGCCCGGTATGACAACGCCGTTTGTCGAGCGTATCGTAAGCGGTACGTTTGCAAAGAGCCTTAAAGAACACCCGAAGGTCGAGCTGAGGTTCAACCACGGCAAGGTACTTGACACCACAGACGGCACACTGGAACTGCATGAGGACAATATAGGACTTCACGCAGAAGCCGACGTCACCGACAGAGAGGTGATAGCGCAGGCGAGGGCAGGACATCTGACAGGGTGGAGCTTTGGCTTTTCGGGCGCACGGGCACACGTTGAGCCGTGTGACGAGGGAGTACAGCGCAGAATGATAACGGGACTGACACTGCACGAGGTGTCTATCCTCAACCGAAGCCCCGCATATATCGCCACGTCAATAGAAACGAGGGGCGAGGAAACGACCGTGACGGAACAGCGCAGTGCCGAAAACGATACGGTCGAGGTAACAGGTGAAATCCGGGAGTTTATCCCCGATTACAACAAGGAAATAGAAATCTTACAGCTTATGTCGGATTACTCCGACGGAAAGGAAACAGTATGAATTTAAAAGCACTCATCGAAAAGAGAAATGCTCTTATCGCCGATATGAAGTCACTCTGCGATAAGGCTACAGTAGAAACAAGAGCGATGACAACTGAGGAGCAGACAGACTATGACGCTAAGAAGGCGGAAGTCGAAGCACTGAACAAGACAATCCGCTCAATCGAGGAGCAGAACGCTCTTGATCTGAACTCTGCAAAGTCAGACGGCACAGCAACCGACAAGGAGCAGGCGGAAACAAGAGCCTTTGAAAATTATCTGCGTACAGGCCAGATAGTCGAAACAAGAGAAGATGTCAATCTGACAAAGGGCGATAACGGCGCAGTCATCCCTGCAACTATCGCAAACAAGATAATCCGTAAGGTTATCGACATCTGCCCTATCTATCAGATGGCAACAAGATACACGCTTGCAGGTACTCTCTCGATTCCCTACTACGACGAAGAATCGCAGGCTATCTCAATGGCGTATGCCACAGAGTTTACGGACCTTGCAAGCACATCGGGTAAGTTTTTAAGCATCGAGCTCAAGGGCTATCTTGCAGGCGCACTCTCAAAGGTTTCAAGAAGCCTTATCAACAACTCGCAGTTTGACATCGTTTCATATGTTATAAACGAAGTATCTATTGCGGCGGCAAAGTGGATTGAAAACCAGCTTATCAACGGCACAGCAAGCAAGATAGACGGTCTTGCCGCAGGTGTTACACAGGTGGTAACGACCGCATCGGCGACAGCTATCACGGCAGATGAGCTTATCGACCTGCAGGAAACAATCCCCGACGTATATCAGGATAACGCCTGCTGGATCATGAATAAGGCGACAAGAACCGCTATAAGAAAGCTCAAGGACAACGAGGGCAGATATATTCTCAATCCCGATGCAACGGCAAAGTGGGGCTATACGCTGTTCGGCAAGCCTGTATACACAACTGACAGCGTATCGGCTATTGCTTCTGAAAAGACAGCTATCTACTACGGCGATATGAGCGGTCTTGCCGTTAAGACCTCCGAGGACGTGTCTATACAGATACTCAACGAAAAGTACGCAACACAGCACGCTGTCGGCGTTATTGCCTGGGTGGAGATTGATGCAAAGGTCGAGAATGCGCAGAAGATAGCCGCCCTTAAGATGAAGAAGGCAGGAGGCTAATAATGATAGTAAAGGCAACGACCAACTTTTCGGGCACCGTCAGTATGGCAAAGGGCGAGGAGCGTGAGCTCCCTGCCGGTCCTGTGCTGAACGACCTGCTCTCCTGCGGGTACATAGTGCCTGTGGACAAGGAGGAGAAAAGTGAAGCTAAGCGAGGTAACAAGCACAATGATTAAGGCATTCTGCGGTGTCAGTGATGACGAGGACGGAATGCTTGAAATCTGTGCCGGAGCGGCAAAATCCTATATCAAGGGATACACGGGGCTTGACGATGCTCAGATAGACGAATACGAAGACATCACGGTGGCTTACTTAGTGCTTATAAACGATATGTATTCCTCTCGTGACTTCTCGTCCGACAGAGCGTCACAGAACCCCGTGACCGCTCAGATACTCGCCCTGCACAGCATAAATCTGCTGAACGGAGTGAATGAGAATGACATTTAACAGAAAAATCACGCTCATATCCTCCGAGCAGAAAAACGGCTCGCAGGGCAAAGCGGACAGGGCGGTAAAGACCGTATACGCAAAGGTTTCCGAGCCCGGTGTAACGGCAAAATATGCCGCCGAAACGGCAGGGTACAAGTCGGAGCTTACGGTGTATATGTGGAGACGTGAATACAGCGGTCAGTCGGTCGTACAGATTGACGGCAGGCGGTATCACGTCGAAACAACCGGAGCGGCCGACAGCGACCTGCATATAAAGCTGATACTGACGAGAGAAGGCTGACAATGATAACAGAAAAGATTGATTCGGCACTCTCGGTGGTATTCGAGCATTTTTACAGCTATATGCCCGAATTTGAGGACGGCAAAGAGCCGGAGAAGTATGCGGTGTACAATTTATCGTACAGGGATACGTTCTTCAGCTCCGGCAGGGCAAATATACGGCAGTATTCCTTGTCTGTGAGCGTATTTTCGCCACAGGCAGACATTGAGCTGTATGACAAAACGCAGACGGCGATAGAGAATGTAGGCGGTATATTTACCGGCACTACCGATTTATCGCAGTTTGATGTTTATCCCAACAGAAAAATTTTAGTCATGGAGTTTACGCTCTATGAGGAAAGGACATAACTATGGCAAAAGTAATACAGGGTACAGATCGTAAGTCGGCTGTATGCACCAAGCGTTTTGCGTATGCACCGCTGACAACGGATAACGCCGATACACTGGCATACGGTGACGTGACCGAGATCAAGGACATACTTATCACAACAAAGTACACGCCTAAAATGAACAGCGCATCGCAGTATGCGAGCGGCGTTGAGGTTGACAGCTATGTAGCTAAGGCAGGCGGCGCGCTTGACGTAACAATTGTGAACACAAACTCCGCTGACGAGGTGGCACTTTTCGGTGCAAAGGTAAATACGTCAACAGGCGTACTTGAAAGCGGTAAGGATGATGTTGTACCCGATGTAATGTGCATCTACAGCACTATGACATCAGACGGCAAGATAAACCTGTACAAGTTCCCCAAGTGCAAGTTCACTTCACAGGGCGAGAACGTACAGACGACCGATGAGAACGGCGTAACGTTCAACAGCCTTGCATTACAGGCAAACTACAAGGCGCTTATCAACACAGGCGTTGATATGTACTGTGTAAAGGGTCTTGATCCCGTTACAGACAAGGCAAGCATTGACGCATGGTTTGCGACCGCTTCGGGCGTTATTGTAGCTTCAGCGTAAAAAAAAGTACAGATATGACGGGGCGGGAAACTGCCCCGAAAATTATCTAAAGGTGAAAAATGGAGCTGATATTAAGATACATAGAACTGCTTGAACTATGCCACAGTGACAGCTACGACCCGTTTCTTGCGGATATGGAGCTGAGGTGTCTTGAAGAGATAGTAATACTGCTCAGGTATAACCACAACCACGACCCACATACGGGGAGATTTACGAGTGGGAATAGCGTTAATGCTGTTGACAAAAGCGAAAAATCTGATATAATAAAAACAGGAAGTGATGATGTGGCTGAGATAATAGAACTTGGCAAATTCGATACTCAGCCATTAGAAATTGAATTTGGCAAGCTTAAAACTGATGAACTGATTGTTACGAATGAACGGATAGAACATATTAAATCCAGACACTCCGAGGATTTTGACTTGTTTGAAAAGTATGGCTTGTCGGTTGTTGCTGAACCTGACATTATAATAAAAGACGAGAAGAATGTAAATACCGTTTTCATGGTAAAAAAACTTGAAAATACTAACCTCAATTTGGTAGTAAAGATTATTCTTGAAACTGATGAGAAAGATTTGAAAAATTCGGTTATGACATTTTATCGTATACGAGAAAGAAACCTGAAAAAACTTGTTGATAGGAATAAAACTCTTTACAAAAGTGAATAAAAGTGATATAATATAAGTAAGATAAGAACAGCATTTTGAAGTAGAGAATGTGCTGCTACACACCCTTGTGGTCAAAAGAAATGTGGGAAAGGGCACACCCACCAAAATGCCATCGCTTTGAAAGCCGTTTTGAGAAATCGGAACGGCTTTCTTCTATGAAGATAAACCGCCCACAGCAGTGAGCGGTTTTGTTATATCCAACCGAATACGATTTACCACTCTGCGAAGAGTGGATTTTTTATACTCAAAATATGAAAGGAATATAATATGCCGGCGACAAGTCAGAATAAAGAAAAATTTGAAGATTACGAGGGCTTTGTTGATAAATTCAAGCCGAAAAAAACAACAGATGACTGTTACACGCCATCTGTTGTGTATGACGCAATAGCAGAATGGGTGTCGAATGAATATAAAATCGACCGTCAAACGTTCTGCCGACCGTTTTATCCGGGCGGCGATTATAAGCAGTTTGATTATTCCGATAAAGTGGTCGTAGACAATCCGCCTTTTAGTATTCTTAGCGAGATTGCAAGATTTTATGTTGAAAGTAACGTTAAATTCTTTTTGTTTGCTCCTACGCTGGTTGCGTGCAGATATGGCGATTTTTGTACTGTTCTGCCTGTCGGTATAATTGTTGAGTACGAAAACGGCGCAAAAGTCTCCACGTCGTTTATAACTAATCTTGAGCCGCTTGAAATTAGAGCAAGGACTTCCCCATCGCTGTATAAAGCGGTAGCTGAAGCAAATAAAATAAATACTGCAAAATCTAAAAAGCAACTGCCTAAATATGTTTATCCACTCGAATTAGTGACAACTGCTGCTATTTATTCATACGCAAAGTACGGAATTGAATTTGTTGTTCCACGCTCCGAAAGTGTCAGAGTGTCAGCACTCGATGCACAGCGTTCATCAAAAAAAGCAGTTTTCGGTTGTGGTTGGCTGGTGTCGAAAAGAGTTCTTGCAGAACGTGAAAAAGCAGAACGTGAAAAAGCAGAACGTTGGAAATTAAGTGAACGAGAGCTTGAAATAATAGCGGATATGTCAATTTAGTAATTGCGCCGCTCGAACTTAACGATGTGCTGTACGACCCGAAAACACGGCAAATCACTCTTAACAAGGGCGGTTTTCTTATACCCGTGTGCAACTTGATTGCACAACCAAACTTAATAATTATACCGCCCCTTTTGGAGCGGTATTTTTATACCCAAAAAGGAGTATCAATGTTCACAGAACTTTTAAACAAGAAAATTTACATTACAGATACTTTATATCTGCGATATGACATAAAAGCGTTTATAGAAGCGGAAGAAAAGGGCATCAGCCCGTTTGAACTGACATTTCCTCTGCCGCTTGACTACATCAGAGCGGGGCTCAGGTGTTGCTTTGATGAACTGGGAGCCGACCCTGTAAAACGTTCCGAGATAGTGGCATATATGATAAAGGAATTGTCGCAGGAATACCTGCAGGACAGGGTGCTTGCCGCTACGACCGCCGCACTTCCTGCGCCGATAGTGGGGAGTAAGCCGACAGAAGAAAAGCCCGACTTCAAGAAGCTCCGCAGTCTGTTTATAGATATTATGGGACGGACGGAGAACGAATTCACATATTCCACGCTGTACGAAATAACGGACAGATGGAACGACTACGCAACGTTTATGGGGTACAAAGCCCCGACTGAGAGGTTTGTACAATATGACGATTAAAGACAGCCGTGCGTACAAATATGCCGTGTGGGCATCGCAGGACAGCTCCGGTAAGGTCGGCAGATACGTCAGAAAACAGTGTGCCGAATGGCTGAAAGCTGTCGAGGACGGTTATGTAGACGCTCAGGAATGGAACAAGATAACCGCACTGCTCAAAGCCATACAGCACCCGGACTTAGGCCGTGATATGTACTCATCGCTTGAAGATTACAGTCTGCTTTTTATCTATGCGGTGCTTTGCACGAAAACAGACGGCAAGCTGTATTACAGCACGGGACTGCTCGAAATTGCCCGAAAGAATTACAAGACGTTCACAGCGGCGGTAATATTTATCATCGGTATGCTGACACTGCCGAGATTTTCTCGTCTGTTCTCTGTAGCTCCCGACTTAAAGCTGTCGAGCGAGCTGAAAGTAGCTATCAAGAAAATCATAAAATCCTCTCCGCTGCTTGAAAAGCATTTCAAGGTCATGCGGTCCGAGATCAGATGTTTGATGTGTGATACGGAGTATACGCCGCTTGCGTACAGTAAGGATAAGCTGGACGGTAAGCTTGCGCATCTGTTCCTTGCCGATGAAGTCGGTGCTATGGACGGCTATCCTGTTGAAGCTATGCGCTCCTCGCAGATCACGCTTAAGAGCAAGCTCGGAATACTGATCTCCACACAGTATCCGAATGATGATAACGGCTTGAAGGATGAAATAGATATAGCCAAGAAACAGCTTGACGGGGTGTACAGCTCCGGCAAGAAATATTTTGCATTGCTGTATGAGCCGGATATTGAGCTTGTACCCGACTGGAAGACGAACGACAGCGTGCTGTACCAGTCGAACCCTGTAGCTGTCGATAATGCGGATCTGTTCTCGGAACTGAAAGACAACCGTCAGCTTGCTGTGCTGTATGAAAACAAGCGTGAGAACTTTCTCTGCAAGCACTGTAATATTCAATACAAGGGCGTAGGCAGTGAAGGCTATGTTGACCTTATATCCGTGCAAAACTGCTCTGAGGACGTGCCGGACGAGTTCTGGCGGGGTAAGATAGTCTATCTCGGACTTGACCTCTCACAGACAGAGGATAACACGGCGCTCGCTATGATATGCTATCACGAGGGCAAGATATATGTTAAATCGGTAGCGTTTGTTCCTGCCGAAAAGGTTGAGGAAAAATCGGTAAAGGAACACGTTAATTACAAGACGCATATTGCAAACGGTGATTGCTTTGCGTGCGGCGATTATATCATAGATTACGGCTTTGTGGAAAACTACATACTGACGCTGAAAGAGAAGTACGGCGTTATAATAGCTCAGCTCGGCTTTGACCGCTGGAACGCACTATCAACGGTGCAGAAGCTCGAAAGCGCCGATAATCCGATAGAGTGCGTAGAGATACGACAGCATTCAAGCGTGCTTCACGCTCCGACAAAGTGGCTCAAAGAACAGATACTCACAGGAAATGTCGTTTTCGCAAAGAATGAACTGCTTGAAATAAATTTCAGCAACGCAAGATGTACAGAGGACACAAATCTGAACAAGTACGTTAATAAAAAGCGCTCCGCAGGCAAGGTCGATATGGTGGTATCGCTGATAAATGCGGTGTATCTGCTTCAGCAGGAGATACTCAACGGCGATTGCGGCGTGTTTGTGCAGTATTAGGAGGATATTATGGAAAGAATAAAGGAAGATTTTATGATAGCAGGGGCTATAGTCATAGGAAAGCTGATAAAATGACACTGATACAAGGATATTTCGGTATAATCGAATTATGCCACAGCGACAGGTACGACCTTTTCCTCGTCGATATGGAACAGAGGTGTCTTGAAGAGATAGGGATACTGCTCAGATATAACCATAACCACGATCCGCACACGGGTAGGTTTACAAGCGGTAGCGGGGTTGACAACGGCAAAAAAGATGTTGACAAATTGACAGAGAGTAGTATAATAAATTATGCAAAAGCTACCGATGTTTTCGAGGTGTCCAATAATTCTGAAAATTCTAATTTTGAATTGCAGAATGTAGTTGATTTAATGGAAAAATCAAGTGTTGGCAGAGATGCTTTGGCTAAATTATCAGAAAAAGGTGTTAAACCGATCTTCGATTATTCCGAAGTACGTCATACTAACAGAGGAATGCAACAAGGAAATTCCATCAGGCTGTATGCTCGTAATATTGCGAATGAAAGAGTGGCTGCACAGACGGTGATACACGAAACTACACATTTATATTATGGCATAGGTCAAAACCAATGGGCTGAAGCGGTTTGCTTTGCTAAAGAAAAAATGTTCTTGACGGGTAGACCGCTGACCGTTGCTGAAAAGAGATATATTATAAAACTTGCTAAAGATAATTATCCGGAATTTAATTGGAAGAAAGGCGGTTACATCAATGGAAAATGGATATAATCTCATCGAACGATTAAGAAAAGGCGAAAAAATAAAATGTGAGGTTTGCAAAAAAGGCTATTACGTCACAAACGCAAAAAGTATTTCGTTATCGCATGAATTCAAGTGTAATAACTGTAGTAGCGTTTTGAGAGTTTCTCCAAATATAACAGTCGAATAAAATACAACTGAATATAAAAAATCCACTCCGAAAGGGGTGGATTTTTTATACCCAAATTTCTGAAAGGAGCGATAAAATGTCCGATGATTTATTCACTCTTGACTTGTCCGGAATGGACCTTAAAGATCTCATTCAAGTAGTAAACGAAATGGATAGCAAGCTGAACAACAAGATTATCCCCGAAATTCTTGAAGAAGTCGGCGATGAACTGATAGACGAAGAACGGCGAATGCTGCAGGGCAGGTCGAATAAAGACGGCTCTCCAACAAAGCTTAGCGCATTGCTGACGAAACAGATAACGAAAACAGGCAAGCTGTATAAGGTGAAAGCCGGATATGACACAGCTACAATTAAAGCGCATCCTGAAAGCGTGATTATCGAGTTTGGCAGACCGGGCAAGAAAAGTCGCAAGAAAGGCGGCAGGGATAAGCTCGGCAGAAAAATAGGCGCTGTGCAGTCATACTCGCACATCAGAGCGGCACTTATATCAAAGAAGAAAGTAATCACGGAGCTTGCGGAAAACCGCTTCCGTGACGAAATAGAAGAACTGTGGGAAAAGAGAGGTAAAAAATAATGGCACAGGAACTTACTGCGAATTTTGGGGCAAACAGTACGAAATTCTCCAAGGGCGTGCAGGAGATAAAAGCACAGATAACCGAGCTTAACAAAGCCCTTGAACTCAATAAGCAAGCCATTGCAGACACAAATAAAAAAGCTAAGGAATACGAAAAAGAGCTTGATCAGCTGAAAACAGCCGAAAAAGAAAACGGCACAGCTACAGAAGAACAGAAAGCCCGGATGTCGAAGCTTGAAAAGGAGATTGACAAGGCACGCACCAGAGCCGCACAACTTAAAGCTGAACAGATCGACTTGAAAACCGAGCTGAAAGAAACCACAAGCGAGCTGAAAAAACAGAAGTCAGGCGTTTCCGGCGTGTCCGATGAGATGAAAAAGATGAAAACGCTGATAACCGGATTTATTGCGGCTTACGGCGGTAAAAAGCTGTGGGATCTGCTGATAGGCTCGAACGCCGAAATGGAGCAGTACACGACATCTCTCGAGGTTATGCTCGGTTCTGCGTCAAAAGCGTCGGCTATGATAGAGAAAATGCGGGATTTCGCCGCAAAAACGCCGCTTACGCTTGAAAACGTAATCTCCGGCGGTTCGCTTCTGATGAGCTACGGTGTGGACGAAAGCAATCTTATCGATACTATGACAAAGCTCGGAGATCTCGCACGCGGAAACGCCGAGAAAATGGACAGAATAACGCTTGCCTACGGTCAGATGCTTGCAAAGGGCAAGGTCACCGGCGAAGAACTTATGCAGATGACGGAGGCAGGTGTACCGCTTCAGACAGCACTTGCCGAAAGCATAGGCGTGACAGGCGAAGAATTTTCCAAGATGGTTTCTGCAGGCAAGGTCGGTATAGACGATCTGAACAAGGCTATAACTGGGCTTACAACGGGTGACGGTAAGTTTGCGGGGATGATGGAGAAGCAGTCGCAGACTATGCAGGGTATGCTCAGTACCTTACAGGATAACATATCCGAGTTCTTACGCAAAATGGGCGAGGGCGCTTTCGGAGAAGTAAAGTCGGCACTGCAGGAAGCGTCCGATCTTTTAGCGGAATGGGAGGAGGACGGAACGCTCGACAGATGGGCGCAGGGAGTAGGTGTTATGCTGAAAAACCTTATTGCTTTTCTGAAAACGGCTATTTCTGTAGGTCTTGACTTCAAGGAAGCAATAATAGCGGGGGCTGTGGCTCTCGGTACTTTTAAGGTCGCTATAGGAATTGGCAATATTATAAGCACAACGGTCTTGAGAATAAAAGAGTTTGGCATTGCGACAGAACTTGCGACAATCAAACAAAAAGCTTTTAATGCAACTGGTGCGGCTAATCCGTATGTGCTTATGGCTTCGTTGTTAGCTACATTAGTGGTTGACACAATTGCGTTTACTTCCGCATCGGATGATGCCAAAAAGTCAATAGATGAATTGAAAGATTCGGCGAACGGAGCGAAAGACAAGGCAGATGAACTATCAGATGTGCTTGAACGCTATAAGACCATTAGTAATAGCACAGGCACAGCGGCAGAGAAAACAGAGGAACTCCAGTCATTACAAAAACAGCTGAATGATACGTACAGCACTACAGCTGAAAAGCTTGATCTCGTAAACGGAAAATATGAGGATAATATCGAAAAACTGCAAGAAGCAACAAGGCAGGAAAAAGAGTTAGCATTAGCAAAAGCACAATCGTATTACGATGAATTAGCGTCCTCTGATGCAAAGCGAAACTATGATGATGTTCACAGTGCAGATTCTGACGAGGATATGAGTGCCGTGAGCAAAATAACAATTGCCACACACAAAGATCACGAAGGTACAGGCAGAGGAGCATATAAAACTTATCCGCTTTTTGGCGATGCTAATTTGTACGATCAAGTAACTGGAACTGCTCGTCAGCGAGCCGATTATTATAAAGATGTTGTAACAAGGCTTAAAGAAGCAAATCTCGAAGCAACGGAAGCCTATAAAAATTACAACGATTTATGGATTAAGTATGAAGATGAAGCACAGAAAATAGAAAAAGCCAAAGTTTCTGTTGACGAATTAACTGATTCAATTGAAAAATCATCAAAGAAAACCGAAGAAAACACCGAGACCAAAAACAATAACATAAAAACCACCGAAGAACTTGCCGACAGCACATCGACACTCGTCAAGAATCTTAACGAACTGGCTTCCGCCTACGCAGAGCAGGGGAAGAACGGCAATATATCCTATGACACTATGCTGAAGCTTATAGACGCAGGGTATACGCAGTGTATCAGTCTTGACAACGAAACAGGCAAGATAAAGCTGAATACAGAAGCGTACAAAGAGCTTGCAAAGGCGAAGCTCGCTTCACAGATAGCGGAGTACGATGCGACGATCGGCACGTCCGGCACACCGAATATTAACTCATACTACGATCAGCAGGAATGGGAAGCAAAAAAGGATCTAAGGCTCAAGCGTGATGCACTGAAGGCAATGTATGACAACTTCGATAACTATATGGAAGCTGGCAGTTTCAGCGGTTCGGGCAGTTCTTCATCATCAAGCAGTTCCGATAACGAGTTTAAGAAAGCTTCGGAGGCATACAAGACCGAAGCAGACAAGAAGATAGCCCTTATAAAGCGTGAACTTGAAGCAAAGAAAGAGCTTCGTGACGCTACGATAAAAGCGATTGACGATGAAATCGAAGCCCGCAAGCGTCTGAATGAGGACAACGATCTTGAAAAGCAGATAAATGAAGTTAAAGCACAGCTTAAATACAGTCAGCTTGACGAATTCTCCCGTGAGCAGATGGAGAAAAAATTGCAAGGATTGTATGACGATAAAGCGGAAAAGAACTGGCAGAGAAACGCACAGGCTCGTAAGAATGCCGCAAACGCAAAGTATGAAAGCGAGCAGAAAAGCTACAACAATCAGATCAGCGCAATCAACGAAAGTCTGAAAACCGTACAGCAGATAATGTCTGCTATGGCGGATGGCTCAAAAACCGTCGAAAACATAGTCAATAACGACAATACACGGAACAATACAGCAAACGTTAATCTTATCGGTACGGCTCTGACAATGGCTCAGATAACAAAGGCAGTCAAGGATGCGCTGATGGACGATATTGTAATCAGATAAGGAGAAAAAAGTATGGAGAAAATCACATTTTCAACCGTTCTCGGTACGGCGGTAACGATAGACGATGTCAACACATCATCTGACGCAGACGGATACATACCGCTCCACCTGCTTAGTTTTGAAGGCAATGCACTCGGATATAAGCACGACAGCTCCGAGCGTGTAGGCTTTGACGGTGCGGGATTTTACGGCGCAAAAGCAAACATCCGTACTATCACCGCAGACATTGCTCTTTTGCCCCGTGACGGAAAGCCGGCTACAATGTACGAGCTTCGCAGGAAGCTCCTGCGGTACTTTCCCGCCGGTGTTGAAGGTACGCTGAAATACACGAACAGCGCCGGCAAGACATATCAGATCGAGGGCGTTGTCAGTGAGCTTCCTGCGGTAGAACGGCAGATAGGAGTGCTGTGTACAGCGAAAATATCTATACTGTCGTATGTGCCGTTCTGGCGTGTAAAAGCGGAAGATGTGGAGGTATCAGCCGCTGCGGGAAAAACGCAGTCGGTAAATTTCACATCGCAGACGGAGGATAAAGTGCCGGCTATGCTCAGCATAACTGCAACGTCTGCTATGACGGGTACCGATACGCATTCGGCAATAATTACGCTTTCGGGACGTGAAATGCCTGTGTCGTACAACAGCATGAGCGTCTACGGCAAAGAGCCACAGGGGACATACAAAAGCGCCACAGGAGAGCTTCAGCTGACAAAATACTTGAGCACAAGTGATGTGATAAACATCGACTGGGGACTTCTCGGCAAGGTATATATACCGTATTCACAGCGTTCTGGCATCGACCTGATAAAGTCAACATCGCAGTATATCTATCCCGGCAATAACACTTTATCGGTAAAGAACATTGCGACAGCGGGTACGATAAAAGTAAAGCTGGTGCGTTTTGATTATGTAAGGAGTATCTGATGATAGTTAGAGTATACGATTTTTTGTCGGCAGAGAAGCCGAAATTCTCGCAGAATCTTGTCGGCATCGTATCCGATGTTGAAAGCTTCAAATATACACGCAGAGCATATGACATCGGCAGTTTCGAGATGACAATACCTACACACGCCGATGAAGCCGGATGTATACAGCCGGACCGTATGCTGATAGTCGGAGAAAAGCTTGGCCAGACATATATAGCGAGCGATCCGACAAAGCGTATAGTAAGAGGAATGTTTCTTTATGTTACGGACATTGAGAAGAAGGACGATAAGATAACTGTCACCGGATATGATCTGAAGTATCTGTTTGCCCTTCGGGTCACGCTTTTTCCGAAGGAAGAGCAGGACAAGGGAACATACGGCTATTACGTCACAAGTGGCACGACATTTTCGTGTATCTCGGACATCATCAACTACAATATCGTAAACGCTACAGACAGTGACAGACAGATATACGGTATGTTTGGTATAACTATGCCTGTAAATCAGATCAATGCTGACCCGCCGCTTACAGGCATACAGAATGACCGCTACATGACACGTCTTGAGCCTGTCAGCACAGCAATTTTTAATCTGCTAAAAAACTGCAAGACGCATTTTTACGATATGCGGCTGATCATAGATGACAATGCGGAGGACGGTGACAGCTACAATCCGCACATGGAATCGAGCGAGGACAAGCCGACTATCATCATAGACGAGAGCAGGTATAACATAAAAAGTTATACACGCAAGGACGGAACATCGGCATACAAAAATGCTATATATGCCGTAGTCGGTAGCGGTGATGATGTCACGGTAAAATGCGTGAAGCGTCCCGATGATACCGCAAGCGGAGTAAAGCGTAAAGAGGTTGTGCTTGACGTTGATACCGACAGTGTAGCCGAGATAGACAGATACGCACTTAAAGCGGCAGAAGAATATGTAATATCCGATGATTTTGAGATAGAACCGCTGTTTATGGATGACGAAGCCGAACCTGAGCTTGCACAGAAGGTATCCATTCGCATTGACGGGGTAGAGTACGAAACGGTCATAACCGAGATCACAGACGAGTACGCAAACGGCAAGCATACGCAAAGCTATGTTTGCGGCGACAAAAAGCTGAAGGTACTAAACGTGCTGAACAAGGCAACGGCAGGAAATACGCAGAAGATTGTTAATAATAAGATTGCTGCGGGAAATGCCGGCGGTGTCGGAAAATTCACCAATACCGACAGAAACTGCGAGATATTCAACGACTACAAAAACAATGTTG